TGAAGAGTTCGCATCTATGCGTGCGATTATGAAGGAGTTGAAATTCCTTGCTCGTGATACTAACGCTGCTATTATTATTCTGCATCATACTTCTGAGGCTGTACCTGGAAATCCTTGCCAACCTAGGTCGGCTCTTCAAGGTAAAGTCGCGCAACTTCCTGCTCTTATTTGTACTCTTGGAGTTGTTGGCACTTCTATGGCTATTGCCCCTGTAAAGAATAGATACGGAAGAGCAGATGCAAACGGGGATTTGCTAGCGTGGCTAGCATTCAACCCTGAGTATATGTTTATGGACGACATCCCAGAGAATAGTTGATGATGCAAATAAACAAACAGAATCATAAAGGTTCCTTTGCTTTAGGTGTGAGGTACACTAAAGTAATTAATTACAGAGACCATTTAAAAAAATATAGAAGCACACTGCACGCAGTTCAGTTAATGTGCGGTCCATTTTTGCTATCACTCGAATGGCAAACAACCAATGCACTAGAAAAGAAGTTAAGGAAAGCAAATGATTAGAGAAGAAGAAGACGATATGACTCAAGAGATGCGTGCCTTTGTTCTACTTGAACTCAAGCAGGAAACTGCTAAGTTAATCGAGAAGATTGAATCAGCAAAGGTACCAGTCACAGATGAGTGGACAGAAGGAGTTAACGCTGGCTTAGGATGGGCTGTGCGTATTCTGCGCGGAGACAAGAGCGCATCTTAAATGGTTGATATATACCTGACTCAAGAAGAGATTGATTCCTCTCTTGCATTCGTTGACGCTATGCGTAAAGATAAGCAAGAGTTTAACGTAACAGACAGAAAGTTTGATGCGAATAATACTTCTTGGGCTGTCAATCTAATGGGTCATCTGGGCGAGAAGGCAGTAGCCAAAGTCTATGATGTATCAGTAGATGACAGGGTGCTTACTGGTGGGGATGAAGGTCACGACCTAGTTATCAATGGTAAGACTGTTCAGGTTAAGACAACTGTAACTAAGCAGTTAATCTTTAACAGCAAGGAACTCTTCTCTGCCGATTATGCAATCCTTGTAACTCTTATTGGTGACAGAACACAGCCACACATCAACTCACACTTCATAGTGTGGGGCGATATCTCACGAGAGAAGTTCTTAAGTGTATGCTTCGAGAAAGACTTTGGATATGGAGTTAGGTACGTATGCAACGTAGAAGATTTAGGACAGGAATTAAATGCCGTCTCAGTCGCGTAAGCATCGGGGATATCGTAGTCAAAAAGTACTGGCTAATTATTTGGTTGACAATGGCTTCCCTTTTGCTGAGAGTACTGGGGCTGGTCGCAGTGGGACTGACGTTACTGGGACTGTGGGTATTGATTGGGAAGTAAAGGCAAGAACAGGGTTTAATCCTAGTGCTGCTATTGCACAATTAAAAGATAGAGCAAATGACAAAGACCTAGGCATAGTTGTGCTACGCTTGAATGGTCAGGGAGAAAAGAGTGTGTCCGATTGGGTATGCTTACTGAGACTGGAGGATGCAGTGAAACTATTAAGAGATGCAGGATACGGTGATAAGAATTGACAGCGACCTTCCGCCAATCGCGGACATACTCAGACACTACGGTGCGAATCTTAGACAAACACACGGGCAAGTTAATCTCAAGTGTCCGTTTCATTCAGACACGCACCAATCAGGAAGTGCAAACCTTGATAAGAACATCTTCATTTGTTTCGCCTGTGGTGTCCAAGGAAACAGCATTCAAATTATTGTCAGACAAGAGGGGATGAGTTTCAATGAAGCAAAGCATTTTGCAGAAGGAATTACTGGGGAAAGCAGCAGCAGGGTACGCGGAAAACATTTATCAGGCGGAAGATTACCTAAGAAGCAGAGGTATTCCTCTGGAAGTAGCACGTCTGGCGTCATTAGGCGTAGTCGCGGAGCCTGAGACAGGGCACGAAGCGTTCAAGGGTAGGTTATCTATCCCTTACATTACCAAGACTGGCGTAGTTGATTTAAGATTTAGAAGTTTAAACCCTGCAGTTGAACCAAAGTATATGGGTATGACTGGGGCTGAAACCAAGATGTACAATGTGCTAGATGTGGAGAGAGCCAGTGACTTTATTGGAGTTTGTGAAGGCGAGTTGGATACCCTTACTCTTTCTGCTTGCGTTGGGATTCCCTGTGTTGGAGTACCAGGTGCGAACAGTTGGAAGAAGCACTACACACGATTGCTGGCAGACTTTGAAAGGGTCTTTGTATTCGCAGATGGCGACCAGCCTGGAACGGAATTCGCCCGTAGTCTTGCCCGCGAACTACCAGTTACTATCATTCAACTACCCGACGGACACGATGTTAATTCAATGTTCGTGCAGGACGGTGTTGACTACTTCAATCAAAAGATGGGTGTAAATGAACATTGAGGATGAGCCTCCCCATAATCATTGCCACGACTGCAACATAACCTTTCCCGATTCGTTTGCTTTGATAGACCACTATCTGGAAGAGGACGAAACGTTTGACCCGTACTACCTGTTGCCCTCTGGATTTAAACTTATGCTAGGGTCAATGCTACGGTTCTTGTTCGACAATGCACACGACGCAGACCAAGTTAAACTCATAACTCAGTCTACTTATGTTACACTATTTGCTAGTGAGAATGGTTACGACTTAGTAGATGAGTTAGTTGAGGATATGATTGTGAAGTCTGCACTTCAAGACTTTGACCGAGACTTACAAAATTTACTAGCGGAGGAACCAGATGACAACGAAGGCGGAGCGTGAAGAGATATGGCAGATTATTCAGTATCTAACAAACTTGGGTTTAAACGTAGTAAAGACGGAGACTCAGGGAACTTCATTGATGGTTTCGTTAGCCATTCCGTTGTTGCACGCGAACTCCACCTCGAAGTAAATCTTGGCAACATAACTAAAGAATTATCTGAACTGCTTATATCTAAGCACAAAGATTATGGTCCGAAGAATATTTCACAAGCACCAGGCGGTGCAATCAATGGCTTGCGTGTGCGTATGCACGATAAGTTAGCACGCATTAACAATCTGATTGACAGTGGCGCAAGCCCTGAGCACGAGTCCTTAGAAGACTCCTTCAAGGATATGGCTAACTATGCAATCATTGGGTTGCTAGTGTTAAGGGGTAAGTGGGACGAATGAAAGAACAGGAGTTGTTCGACTGGCTCAAAGAAGAACATTTCCCAGACTTAGTACACTCCCCAGAACTCTTTGATGGTTTCGATTGCATCACAGATATGTATAAGATGTTCATTGAACTTAAATCACGCAACACGCATTACGATACGTTGTTGCTTGAAAAGAAGAAGTATGACTTCCTTATCACTAAGTCTGCTGAACTTGAGTTAACACCTTATTACATTAACTATACACCTGAGGGTGTGTGGTCTTTTCGTCTTGACCTGATGAATGATTTAGTCTGGGAAGATAAGTGGTTGCCAGTTACAACTGAGTTTGCCAACAAGAATAAGATGATGAAGCCTGTCACATTCCTTAAGATAGTGGATGGGACAAAGATTAAATGATTGAATGGGAAAGAATAAAGCGGTGGGATTATGTAGTAGATGCTGTCGCCTCTGAATACTCTCGTAAGTTTTCAACCATTGACATTGAAGACATCAGACAATCCTTGTATCAGTGGTTTGTAGAGCACCCAAATAAACTGGATGCTTGGGAAGAGATAGGTGACAAGGATGCGAAGAACCTTATCTATCGTAGCCTACGCAATCAAGCCTTAGATTATTGCAACCATTGGAAAGCAAAGTCTGGTGGCTATGAGACTAGCGATTTATTCTTTTATGAAGCAGATATGGTTGAGGCTTTGTTGCCTCCTGTATTGCGTGGGGAGTGGGGCGTAACCCATAAACTAAATCTTGGTAGAACTGGTCGTCCATCTGCACCTAACGAGGGTGGCAATATGATGGCTATGATGATTGAAGTTGACTACGCATTCTGGAAACTGCCAAAGGATGACAGGAAAGTTTTATTCCTACGCTATGCAGAGTCAATGGAGTTCGGTGACATTGCAAAAGAATTAGATATGGGTACTGAAGATGCAGTTCGTATGCGTCACAAGCGTGCCATTCGTAAACTCATCAACAAGATTGGTGGGTTCAAACCATTCCGCGATTATGACGACGCCCCTCAGGAAGACTCAGGCGTTGACTCTGCTGGGTCTACCCAGAGTGACTCACCATATGAGTCGTAAAATTCTTCTATCTCTTTACCGCTAGCAAACTGAAGTGTTTCATTGCGTGGTTCACAATTACTGCAACCACCCTTCTCACATACTGTACACATATTATCCTCCTGTTGAATAGAACCCGCTACCATTGAAGCGGATTGCTGGTGTGTTGTAAATTCTAGTAGATGTATGACCACAAATGCAACTGACTTCATCATCTCGTTCTTCTACATTGCGTGTTAATTCTTGGTGTGACATACACTTATTGCAACGATACTCATATGTTGGCATTATTTATCCACCATTACGCCCACAACGTGGAACCCATTCTTCCTAAAGTCTTCTAGCAACTGCATAAATAATTCCTTGGGCACGTGTGCCTCCACAAATAAGTGCTTATGCCCTAAGTCTTTAACGTAAACTCTTTGGTCGTTCATTCATCTCTCCAGTCTATTGGTGTTGGTGCGGTGCTAATTGCCCCACACTCCTTGCATTCCTGCTTTAAATCGTACCAACCTACTTCTCTTGTCTCTTCGTCCCACATTACTGTGACCACAAACATCTTGCACCCACAAATACAGGTTACTATGGGCTTGCCCCGTAAGTCAAGCATCAGTACCAATTTCTGCGCTGGCTATGTGACCAAGCCTTGCACGGGGTGTCGTAGCGGTGCTTGATATATTTATAGGCGTTGAGTATCTGTATCGCTGGGTCTTTGCTGGTTTCCTTAAGCACTTGCCCTATCCCAAATGCGCTACTGCCTTGTTGGTTCTTGGCTAAGTGGTCGAATTTACTTTCCTTCATAAACAACGAGTAGACACATTGCCGTTCAGTTTTATTCCAGTTCCACCCTGCCTTAGCAAACTTCATAGCCATAATCTTGTTGGCTTTCTTTTGTTCCATTGTCGCTTTGGTCTGTACAACTTCTGGCTTTTTGGGTTCGATATCTAAGTGCACTCCCACGTTATGGGTTACTGGTGTGATTAAAGCCACAGCAATTAGGGTTACTATAACTATCGTTCGGTTTCTCATCTATCTATTCTAGCAATCTTTCGACGAACATTCCCTCTGTGTCGTCGTTCTGCTTTAACTCGAACCTCTTTTGGGTGTTTAGTTGTGAGTAAGTACCGCTCAACTGTGAGCAACCCGCCCCAGATACTGCCGTGTCCACCTGTGTATTCTAAGTTCTCAGTCTCTAGCCCCTGCTCCAAGCATTCAAGCCTAACTGGGCAAGTGTTGCATAACTCTATTGCCTGCACGCTTCGTAAGACTTCTAGTTGTTGTTCATCTGCCAACCTTGGGTTCTCGTAGTGCCATAGGTCAGGGTCTGGGTGGTTGTTGCAGTTACCTTTTGCGTGCCACGTTCTATCTTTTAATACCATATCTAAGCCTCCCGTAAAGATAACAAATTGTTATCAAGATTAATAAAGGTGCGGTCAAAACTGTAAGTCCGAACAAGGATAAAAATATTGCTACAACTAGGCAATCCCTAAGCCACGACATTAAATCGCTTTTAGTTCTGCAACTGGCAATATGTTTACAACTTCACCCTCTGTTTCATCTGACCAGTTAAGATGAGCCTCTGATTGGTTCTCATAAAGCCACTCGTCTTGCTCTTTTAAAGTCATACTGCCCCAGTTCGCGGGGATTTCTGTGCCCTCTGGTAACCAAACATTGACCACCTTTACACCTTTAGTCTCATATGTAACTCTG